TTAGGCCGCGCTACGCCGGCGCGCCGCGCCCCTGGTATGCCCTTTTCGCCCGATCTTCTCGGCCGCCTGGGCCAGGTGATCGGGCGCCAGGTGCGCGTACACCAGCACCGAGGCATAGCTGGCCCACCCGCCGAGCTGCATGAGCTCCTGCAGCGTGACGCCCGCCTGCACCGCCCAGGCCGCGAACGTATGACGCAGGTCATGCCAGCGCAGGCCCTTGAGGCCGGCGCGCGCCGCAGCGCTCCGAAAGGCCTTGGTGTTGAAGTTGTCCGCGTGCGCTGAGCGGAACACCCGCTCCCCTTGGGGGCGCTTCTTGGCGGCGCGCAGCGCGGTCAGCGCCGCGCTCGACAGCCACACCCCATGATGCCGCCCGGCCTTCATCTGCGCGCCCGGTATCCATGCCCGCTTCGCCTTGAGGTCAACCCGGTCCCAGGTGAGCTGTGCCTGCGATCGCATGCGAAGGCCGGTGTACACCGCGAAGTCCGCGGCGATACGTAAGTCCTCGGCGAGCTCGCGCCGCAGCCGCGCGTACTCGGCGCGCGTGAGCCAGCGCGGGGGCTTGGCCGCGGGGTTGTACATCGGCACCGGTGGCGCGGCGTCGAGCACGCCCCACCGCACGCAGCTCCTCAGCACCGCGCGCACGGTGCGCATGAAGCGGTCGACGGTTGATCGCGCCATGCCGTCCTCGAGGAGGCCCTTGCGCAGCTCCTCGATCGCATCCGCGTCGATCGCTCTCACCGCTTCCGGGTTCAAATCTTCGGCCAGGCGGCCGAGCACTTCGCGATCGCGCCGGCGCGCACGGCCGGACTCGGTCAGGTAGCGCTCGGCGGCCTCTTTCCAGGAAAGTGCACCACGGTCGCCGAGCTTGTGCAGGCGCCAGAGTCGTGCGCGCTCTCGCTCCTCGAATTCTTCGGCCTCTCGGCGGTCCGTTGTGCCCGTCGAGCGGCGAGTCTTGATGCCAGCGACGGAGATTCGGACCCACCACTTGCGGCTTTTTCGCTGGCGATAGAGCGGCACGCACGCGCCTTTGCTTGTTCTCGGATGAGCTCGACCAGGTCGGCCTCGACGAACACCCACCGCCGGCCGATCTTCGCCCCCGGAACCTTACCCGCGCGCGCCTTGCGCAGCAAACAATCCTCGCTGAGGTGCAGCAGGCGAGCGGCGTCAGTGAGGCCGAGCGTGGTCATGGTCCCTCAAGCCCTCGCACCGCAGCCTTAAACCCGCAGGTGCATTGATCGGGCCCGAGTAGCCGGCAGTCGCTCGTATGACGGCACCACTTCAGGAACAGCTTGCGCAGCCGCTCGATCTCTGCGTTAGCTTCCGGGCAACGATGTCGGCCTCCCGCCTCAACGTCATAGTCTGTTGAACAGTACTTGCAATCGTAGACCTTCGGTTTTGAGGTTGGCTGCTCGCTCACCGCCGCGGCTCCATGACGTAACGGACTTTGCCGCGTTCCTCGATCGGCACTACGCGCGCCGGCCGATGCTCGGGGCAGTAATTGCTCGGCGGCGACGGCGCGCGAAAGAAGTTGCCGCACCCCGCGCGCAGGCAAAAGCACAGCCGGCCGGGCTCGCTCATCGCCGAAACACCTTGGCAGCGATGACGCAGAGGAGCACGAGCAGCCCGGCGATAAACAGCAGGGCGGCGACGCCGTAAATGAGCTGCGCCAGGTCGCTCATCGCGCACGCAGTCGCTCGAGCTCGTCGGCGGCGTCGCGGATCGCCGTCGCGAAACTGCCGTTGCCGCTCGGTTTGTCGAGCTCATCGGCGATCCTCCGCAGATCCTCGACCTCGACGCGCTCCAGGCCTGCCGCGAGCTCAGTGTCCATATCCGCGGCGCGCAGGCGCCTGGCGACAAAGAGCTCGAAGGCCTCGAGCACTTCCGGCTCGAGCGCCACCCAGTGATCGACCGGGATGCGCGGCGCGCGCAGGACCACCGCGCCGCGGGGATCGACGGAGGCATACAGGCCGTCGCCGAGATAGACCTCGCCTTCGCGCAAGCTCATCGCACTACCTCCGGCTCGAGCGGGCCGCCACCGTACTGCTCGCGGTACTGCTCCTCGGTAAGCGGCTCGCCGACGTGCATGTTGGGCATCTTGCCGAGCTCCTCGGCGAACTCGGCCGCGGTACGCGAGCCGCGCAGCAGCTCCCAGGACTTCCAGCCGTCTGCCCGGCGCAGCGACTCGATGAGGTCGCGGAATTTCTCGATGGCGAGCGCCGGCGGGTCGTTGGTCTCGACCTTCCACCAGGAGCGCCGGTCGTTGCTCTTGCGGCTGTCGATGACGTCGTCGCGATACCAACGGAAACGTCCGTCGAGGCGCAGCCGCGGCTTGCCCTCCTCGATGTAACCCAGGTGCGCGAGCAAATTGCCGTGGTGCATTTCGACGGACCACATGGCGATGGTCCGCTCGCCGATCTCGATCGTCATGACGGCCTCCCGCTCGTCAGCCACATTTCCGGGTGCAGCTCGAGCCGGTGTGTGAAGGGCTTCTGCGGGAATTGATCGTCGAGCCGCAGCCGCGTGTTGTCGCCGACGTTTCGGCCCGCGGCGATGAATATCGGCAACCGCTGCGCCTTGATGCAGGCCTGGCAGATGACCGCGATCGCGCCCCGGCTCGGCAGATGGCAGACCACGCAGCCCCAACCGGTGAAGCCTGGCGGCCCCTCGAATTCCAACATCATGAGCCCGGGGTTGTGCGCGATGTCGCCCTCGCAGCAGCAGCACGGGCCGAAGCCTGGGCGGATGATCTGAGTCATCGCGGCCGCCTGAATCGCTCGGGGTTGGTGCACGTCGAGAAGTGCGACACGTGGCGCCCATGCTCGTAGTCGGTATCCCCTGGCTCGACGCTGTCGGCGTTGACCGGCATCGTGTTGCCGCTCGCGGTGCGCAGGAAAACGATCTCCGCACCGCACTCGCGGCAGGTGAGTGCGTCAGACTGCTCGCGGCTCACGCGCGTCGCCTTTCCACTCGGAGCAAAGCCGCCTGCAGCTCTTCGATTCTTTGCTCCATGGCTTTGATCTTCCGTTTGTTGGCGGCTCTGTACCGGCGCTGCGCCTCGGCCACGCGGTCCTTGTTGGCGGCGTAGTACCGGCGCTGCGCCTCGGCCATGCGGTCCTTGTTGGCGGCTCTGTACCGGCGCTGCGCCTCGGCCACGCGGTCCTTGTTGGCGGCTCTGTACCGGCGCTGCGCCTCGGCCACGCGGTCCTTGTTGGCGGCGTAGTACCGGCGCTGCGCCTCGGCCACGGCCGCCTCGGTCTCCTGCCGGAGGCGCAGCCTCTCGTCCTGAGAAAGGCGCCGCGGCGGCCGTAACAGATCGGCGCGCAGCGGGACCACCCTGGTCACGCCGATTTCACCAGGCGCGGGGGCGCCACCAGCTGCCGCTTGGGCGTGTGGGCCTTGACATCGGCGCGGATGCGCGCGGCCCATTGATCGAGCCACCGCGCGACCCGCAGCCGGCGATCGCGCTTGGCCTTGCTCCACGTTTTCATCGTTATCCCCTCGAAACCATTGTTAGAGCGTGAGCTCGTCCGCCTCCGCGAGCTGCTCCCGCCGCTCATTCGCGACCGCCTCGACATCGAGCGGAATCTCGGCGCCCGCAGCCGCGTACATCCCCCACACCGATCTGCGCGCGCCGTCGAAGGCCTCGAGGCTCTCGGCTGCGCGCAGCTGCGCGATCGCCGATGCAGTCGCCGGCGGACCCGAGGAGCTCGTCGCGGCCGGGCCCTTCGGGACCATCTTGTGCATGGTCTTCTTGAACGGCCGCCGGCGAGGCAGCGCGATCTCGACCTCGAGCTCCTGGGTGATGTCGGGCGAGCCCCATATGCGAATGCACGGCTCATCGTTCCAGGTGTCGGGAAAGATCGTGATGCGCTTGCCGACCCAGGCTGCGAGCGTTTTGCCAAACATCGCCTTGATGCAGATGCCGTTGGTCTTGCAGCAGACCAGCTGCTTTTCGGTCTCCTTGAAGGAGATCGTTGCCTTGACCTTCTTGCCGCCCTCGCCCTCGAGCTCCTCGATGTCGACCGAGGTCATCGTCAGCGTGGCCTTTTTGCCGAGGAGCTCGCCGGCCTTGAGAAAGCGGCCCGGGTAGAGCTGGTCGAAATCGACCGGCTTGGGCAGCTTGCGTTTTTCTTCAGTGCGTTCGGGCATGTTGGTGTTACTCCAGTCCTAAATCGGTGAGGTCATCGCCCTGCGGATAGACCCAGGTCGGCAGCGTCAACACCTGCTCGGTGCCGTTGCCGCAGCCGAGCCACTCGGCGCGCTCCTCGCACTGGCGCAGATGGCGCAGCAGCGCCTGGTACTCCTCGCGGCCCTGGTGAACCACGTCCTCGGGGATGTCGAAGACGACCACGTCGTGCGGCGGCTCGGACTCGACCACGATCTCGCGCAGCTTCGGGACCTTGCTAGTGATGCTCGCGTAGCCATCCAGGTAGTAGGCCCACTGCAGGTGGTACTGCAGGCGCGCCGCAGCGGTGCCGAAGATGAGCGGCCGCGCATCGCGCGCAGACTTCAGGCCGACCAGGTACGGCACGCCATCGAGGTGCGTGAGCCAGTCGACCCGGCCCTTGCAGCTGAAGATCGTCGGCGCGCCGATCGTCGCCGCGATGCTGGTCTCCCACTGCATCGTGACCTCGGGGTCGCCCGCGGCCAGGTAGCGCATCGCGAGCGGATCCGCGCGCACCGTTTTCCCGATCGCGAGCGCGGCGAGCTCGTCGTCCTCGGTGATGATCTCCTGGCCGGGCGCGACGTTGCCCTTGAAGGCCTCCCAGTGCTGGCCGTTGCGCGGGCACAGGTTGCCGGTGTTCTCGCTTCGCCGGCGCCACACCGCGTACTGACGGGGGAAGCGCTCCGGCTCGAGCACAGCACAATGGGCAGCGGCTCCGAGCACGAGGGGGGCAGTGCTTTTCGGATTCGCGAGCCGGTACTGGTAGTGCAAGCCGGAGCGCTTCAGTTCTTTGAGCCGCGTGATCCCAACACCGGGGAGCGCCTGATACTCCGCAGCCGGCACACGCGAGCGGATCTGGCCGCTCACCGGTTCGGCTCCCGCAGGTTGCGCACGACGCAGCGCGGATCGGGCTTCACGTCGATGACGACGCGCTTTTTGCGCAGCCGGGCGAGGTGCTTTGCGTGACGCCGGCGCGTGCGCCAGGCGAGAACCTTGTCGAGCAGCCTCACGACCACACTCCCCACCGCACGCGATCGCGGCGCAGCTGCTGCATGACCGCGGTGTGACACGCCCGGGCGAAATCGACGTACAGCCGGCGCATCAGCGGATCGCACTCGGCGTGCGCCTGGGCGAACCAATGCGCGCGTCGCTCACGAAACTTCGCCACCAGGGCGCCCGGACGCGGCACCAGTACGGCGGCGCTCACAGCGTCACCTCGAGAGCCGCGAGCTCGCGGTCGTACTGCACACGGCAGAACTGGTCGTACTCGTCATCGTCGGCCGCTGTCACGCCGCCGCCGACACGCAGCGCAACGTCGCAGTCCCACCACCAGCGAATCAGCGCGCGGCGATTGTCAGCGAGCCAGGCGGGCAACGAGCTCACGTGCGTGTTGTCGTACGCGGGCCGCTGCAGCACGCGCGCGGAGATCACGGCGCTCATATCGGGCCCTCGCAGCGCACGCCGACATCGTCCGCGTACTGGTGCGCCCAGGTGAGCCAGTAGCCGCCGCGCAGCTCGGTCTCGCGCTTGTCGTCGTCGAAGGTAGCGTCATCGAGCTCAGGCTCGTACGGCGCACTCGCGGCGAGCTCGCGCTGCGCAGCGTCCAGTTCAACGGGGAACAGGTCGGGGGTTTGCATGAGCTGAAGCGTGACACAAAACGTGTCATCCAGTCAACACAAACTGTGTCAGACTCGCTTATGTCGCGTGAGATTCCGGGGCTTCTGGCTCCAGAAGTAACAGAACTTGGTCCTCGTCCAGCGTCAGCGGGCGCGGCGTCGGGGGGCGGGCGGGCGGCTCTCGAAAGGGGATAGTGGCTCAGGAGAGGCCTGGGGCTGGTTCTTCGGGCCTTGGGCCGTCATTGAGGCGTGCATTTGGAGCATCGCCAGCCTGGCGGCGCGCGGCAGGCGCAGGAGCTCCATATCCGGCTCGTCGACTAACCCCATGAGGAAAGCCGCGGGGATTCCGGTAGCTGCCCCGATGAGCTTCGCCTCCCGGATCGGCAGGCGGCGGGTTCCCTGGGCGTAATGACCGAGCCTCGAATAAGGCAGCTCGGTGCGCCTGGCGAGCTCGGCCTGTGTAATCGGACCGTCACGAGCGAGCTGCAGCGCACGCCGAATGCGCTCGGCCACGACGCGCCCCTCGTCGGTCACCTTCTGGCCGGCGTCCCGCTTCCCCATACACAAATTGTGCGTTTTAAGGGCGAGCTGCCGCGATGGACGAATTGTGCTCGGCTGCATTGCCTAGCCGACACAATTTGTGTTACACGTACGCACCATGAGGCTCCCGGACTACATCGACAAGATCGGCACCAAGGAATTTGCGGAGAAGTTCGGCGTTACCGAGCGCGCCGCGATCTCCTACAGGCAGGGCACGCGGCGCCCCAGGCCCGAGATCGCTCAGCGGATCGTCGATAACTCGCCGGTGACCTGGGAGGGGATTTACAGCCCCGAGCCGTCTCAACGGTCCGCCCTTCGGGCCCAGGCTTAATTCGTGTTCTGTCGGGGGAGCATAGGCTTCGCCGCGCCCGCATGGGTGGCGAGACGACTTATTACGGCCGGATCCAACACCTAACACCAACCTAGGTGTCGAGGTCCGCAGGGGATGTCGTGCAGCGTGACAGCGCAGAAATGGCCGCGCCGGCCCAGGCCTTTACCCCCGCGACGCGGATCCTCCAATGCACGCGCTGCCGCTCACATTTCCCGTCCGATTTCGAGGAGCTCGTTTGCCCGGCGTGCGTCGCCTGGGCTGAGCTCTACCGGGAGGCACTCGTCTACGCCGCGGCCGTTGGCCCGAGGCGCCGCTAGTGAGCGGCTACATCAAGCTCGACAAGGATACGGAGGCCGATCCACGCCTGCTCGAGCTCGCCGATCGCCTCATGGGATACCTGGACATCGAGCTTGCCGACGGCGCGCAGGCGGACATCGCGCAGGACTCCGACGTACTACTCACCGGCTTCAGTGAGACCGATGCTCGAGCCCTCTTGTGCAACGCGATGCTCGGTGGACTTGTCCGCTTGTGGACATACGCGGACATGCGCGTCAGAAACGACGACACCCTACCGCTTTCACGCACCGCACTCGCCCAGGTGATGCGCTTACCTGACTGGATTGTCCACCTGTTTCCGGCCGACTGGTTGGTGGACAGGCCCGAGATCGGCGGCGTGGAGCTGCCAGGCTACACAGCGAAAAACGGGATCACCGGCCACGAAGAACGCCGCGAGGACAAGGAGTTAAAGCGCGTCAAGTGGCGCGACGACAAGCGCAGGCAGCGCCTAAAGCGTAGAGCTGACAACGGTGTCCACCGTCCACCGAAAAAGTCCACCTTGTCCACTTATGTGTCCGAGGCCTGTCCACCCGACACCGGTACCGGTCCCGTTCCCGTAAGACCATTACCGGGACCGGCCGCCGGAGCGCGCGAGCATCCAGCGCTCTCACGCGCGCCGCTCGCGAGGGCCGACGGGCCCCTCGCGGCGCGTCACACCTCCGAGGACGAAGACGAGCGCCAGCAGCGCATCGAGCGCAACAGGCGGCAGGCCGCTGAAATCGCCGACCGCACCGCCCGCGGCCACGAGCGCAAACCGTGACCGCCAGCACAGGACAGGCGAGGGCGACGCGGGAGGGCGCGCGCGTAAGGGCCGGTGGTATCGCGAGCTCGCTTGCCCCGCTCAACCGCGAGCTGTGGCTCGCACGTCGGCTCGGCCGTCGCGGCGTCCTGGTCGAGGACCTGTTCCACGGCGTGACCGATGCAGCCGAGCGGAAACGCCGCTTGCGCCAGGCGATCGTCGACCGTCACGTCGCGGACGTGCGCTGCGGCCGTGATGGCGCGGGCCCGATCACGTATCGCGCAGCCTTCGAGCGCATCTTCGGGGAGCCGCTATGAGTGGGAGCTGGCCGTCTTACGTTGTATCGCTCGGCCCGCTGCACTGGTACCCGACTGTGCCGGATCCGCCGCTGTCGGAGCTCACGCCGGCTCAGATTCACGCGAAGTACGGGGCCGACATAGCCAGTTACATCGTGGAGCTGCGCGGCCTCAAAGCGTGTTGGGAACGCATTGCAACCGAACGGGCAGCCGCCGTCACCTCAAGCCACCACCGACCGGGAGAACCCTGACATGGCCGAGCAACACCCGAAGATCCTCAACCTCACCGGCAAGCTGTGCCGCATGGGCAAGGTCTCAAACAACACCGAGTATCACGGCGCCGAGGAGTGGGAGTCGGCGTTCACGATTCCGATCACCGGCGTCATGTTGACCCGCGAGGAGCTCAACGACTTCATGCGCGACAAGCACTGTCACGCGAGCTGGTACAACACCGGCGGCAAGGGCGGGCTCGTCGAGCCGATGCCCTGGTGGCACGGCGAGGAGTTCTCGGTGTCGGCGAAGTACGAGTCGGACGATCTCATGCTGACCATGAGCGGGGATCGCGAGCTCACCTTCGAGCCGGTCGAGCCCGATCCCGACGACGAGGATGACGTCGGCCGCCCGGCGTGCGTGCTGTCCTCGATCGTGCTGCGGCCGCAACCAGGTGGGCTCACGGAGCTGCGCTTCTCGCTGACGCTGCGCCCTGGGCTCGGTAAGACGAACCTGCAGCTGCAGGAGCACCAGCACCGCGAGATCAAAATCACGCTCACCGACGCGGCGCCGATCGAGAAAGCCTCGAGGCAGCCGCAGCTACCGCTTGGCGATGCGGGCGGCGGCGCTGAGCCGGCCGCGACACACTGACCTACCACCAACACAAGGGGAGATCACGACCATGATGCGAGCAGGACAGGACAATATCGCCATCGCGGCGGGCCAGCAGGCAGCGGCGGGGTACGCGAACGCGAACGTAGCGAAGGACGCGAACGTAGCGAAGGAAACGCCGCTCATCACCCGCCTCGCCGAGTGCCTCGAGCAGCACAACACCTCACTCGCGACGGTCTGCAAGCGGCTCGGTGTCATCGCCGATCGCGTGGTCGGCTCGGTGCCGACGGAGGCACGCGACGGGGCTAACGCGCCGCCGGCGCACTGCCAGATCGCGCGCGTTGAATCGGGGCTCAGTGACTACGCCGACGGGCTACGCTGGCTGCACGGCATCCTCGAGCGGCTCGAGCGGCTGTGACCGAGGACGCACCTGCCCCGGCGCGCGCCGACCACCCGCTTGAGGACTCCTGGCAGGCCTTCGAGCAGCTCGCGATCGGCGCCAAGCTGATCGAGCCGAAGTTCCGCCGCGCGCTCAAGCATGCGTTCTACGCCGGCGCGCGTTCGGCCTTCACCGAGGTGATCGCTGCGATGCAGGAATACGACGCCGGCGAGCTCGACGGCGAGCGGCGCTTCGGGGCGCTCGAGCGCGAGATCGAGGGCTATTTCGCGAACGTCATCGGCCAGGGGCTGATCGCTCGCGTCGGCTCGCGCTCGTGACGTGGCGCGCATCAAGACATGGCCGCGGGGCCCGTGGGGGCGCTCGATGATCTCGATCGGCCAGGTGCTCACCGGTCCGCGCGTTGAGCTGCAGGAGCTGCTGCTCGGCGTGCGCCTGGTGATCCTGCGTGCACCACCTGGCGCGCCGATGATCGGGCCGCCGGTGCATGGGCCCGACGGTCGGCGTGTTGGGCAGCTCATCGTGCAAGTCGACGAGGGCGTCGTTAAGGCGCTGCGCGAGGCGGGCGTCGATGGCGACCTGCCGCCGAGGCGTGAGTGATGACTGACGACGAGCCGCGCCCGCTATCGCTCCTGGTGCCGCTGTGCCCGCTGCACCTCAAGCGCGGCGCCGGCGGGGAGTGTCTGGTGTGTCGCGTCGAGAGGTACGAGGCGGCGCTCGAGACGCTGGCGGATCCGCTGTGCGTCTTTACCCCGCGCGGGGTGCAGCAGTTCGCGGCGGAGGCGGTGCGGCCGCGGGGGACGCGGGCGTGAGTCGACGCTGTCGGTATGACGATGACCGCGAGGTCGCGATCGTGCTCAAGGACGGCACGACTGGCGTTGTCCGCCTCGGCGACATCCAGCGCGCGATCGACAGGGCAATGCCGCGCCTCGTCGAAACAATCAGCGACAGCGCGCCGACCATCCGCAAGCTGCTGCGACGCGGGCGGGGGCGAGCATGATCCTGCGCAAACGCGACCTGCAGGGCGAGCCGTGCTGGCAGCTGCGGCAATACTGCCCATGCGGCGAGGTTGTCCAGTACACGATAACGCTGCCGCTCGGCCTTGCGGAGCATGCGCGGCTGAAGTGGCGCTCGATGGCGGCTCGCCGGCTGATGCACGCGCGTCGTGAGATCCGCGAGCACATAGCACGCGACCAACGCAGGCCGGCGCGATGAGCCCGCGCCAGCAACCGCTGCTGCCGTCGGAGTGGGACGAGCTCGCAACGCCTGCCCCGCCGGTGAAAGTCGGACCCGAGGAGGACTTCGACTACCAGTGTCGGCAGTTCAATCTGCCGCAGTGGGTGCGCGAGCTCCGCTTCGCGAAGGACATTGGCCGCCAGTGGCGTTTCGACTTCGCCTTCCGCGACTACTGGCTCGCGGTCGAGCTCGAGGGCCTGGTGCCCCAGCGCTTGGGCGGGCAGCTCGTCGTCACCGGACGGCACGGCACGGTCGCAGGCATCATCGGCGATATGGAGAAATACAACACCGCGGCGCTCCTTGGCTGGACTGTGCTGCGCTTCCCGGTCAAGTACGTGCGATCGCGCGATGCTGTCGAAATGACAATGCGCGTGCTGGCGGCTCGAGGCTGGAAACAGTGAGGGGCAGCTATCGCCTCAAGCGCGTGCTCGATCTGTCGGATGAGTGCTCGGTGCTATTCCGCGATCCAACACCGGCCGACGTCATCCGGCGCATCACGCGGCAGAATTCGCTCGACCCGCGGCTGCTGCCAGCCGATCGGCACATGCAGCGGTGGGCGGCGGGGCAGGGGACGGGACTGCCCAACGCCTCGCGTGCGCTGTTTCTCAAATCGAGCATGCCGCCGTTACCTGAGCGCGAGGCGATCGTCACCGACCAGGTCGTGCTGAGTTCGCCGATCTACTGGCGGCGCTTTGTGGTGCTGTGGTATCGCTCGGATTGCTCGGTGGATCAACTAGCTAGCGAGCTCGCGATGAGCCGCGACAAGGTTTTCACCGAGCGGCGCGTCGTGCTCGCGTATCTGCTCGGGCGCCTGTCCGCCGTCGGGATTCGGCTCGCTATGTGGGAGCCAGGGGCTTGACAGTCTCGACTGACACCCCTAAAACACGCGCAAACTAGCATCACTGCCACCGCAGCCGCCCTCGAGGCGGTTTTTTTACGCCCGGAGGACGCAACGGTGAACCTGACAATCAGCGCAAGCGGCACGCGACAGCAGGCGATCGAGCAGCTGACGCGACTGCAAGAGTCCAGCGAGGCGGACGGCCTCGGGGGCACCGGCGGCAAGGTGATCGCCGCGATCCTCGAGCACGTGCAAGCGACGCCGGCCGACTCGAGTGGGTTCTCGGTGAGCTGCTCAATCGGCGTGAGTTACTCGAAAGTCGCCGCGCCGAAACCGGCGGCTGCGCCGGCGCCGGCAAAGTAGGGGAGCTCGAGCGCCATGCCTGACGTCTCACAGAAACAGCGCGGCGCGATGTTCGCCGCGAAAGCGGGCAACAGCAGGCTCGGCATCCCGCCCAAGGTGGGCGCCGATTTCGTTGCTGCCGATAAAGCTGCCGGCAACCCGAGGCTGCCGAAGAAGGCGCCGGCGAAGCCTGGCGGCAGCAAGGTCAAGGCCGGCCCCGAGCATGCGAAGAAGCTCGCGATCGTGTTGATGGCGCCGCGAGGCGGTGCACCGCCGGCCCGACCTGGTGCGATGCCACCGCCACCGAGGGGGATGCGCTGATGAGTACACCGAACCCGACTGCCGTCACCCCTGCCCAGACCGTGAACAATCAGCTGATCTCGCAGCTGCTCTCGATGCAGAGCTCGCTGCAAAGTCAGATCGACTACCTGTCGAACGCGGCCGCCAATCTCGCCAATCTGCAGGCGCAGCTCACCGCCGTGCAGGCGCAGCTCGCCTCGCTCGGCTACACGCCGCCGGCGAGCTCATGAGCAACGCGACGCTCGTCGTGCAGGAGGGCGGCTATCACTGCCCGGAGTGCCTGCGGCCAATTCACTTCGAGATCGCCGGGGCGCACGGCTGCCAGCTCGACACGCGCGGCTTCGCGATCGGCAAATGCATGACCGCGCGGTGCGATCGGTTCGGCATCCGCGTCAAGGTGCGGCTGCGCACGATCGAGGTCGAGGAGCTCCCCAGGCAACACGAGGAAAACCCCCGTGACACGCAAACCGACACCCGAATCAACGGCGGCCGCGGGAACTGAGCCGGCGGCGAATCCGCCGCAGCAACGCCAGCGCGAGTACGAGCCGAAATACGCACCGATCGCCGTCAAGCTGTGCGAGCTCGGTGCCGCGGACATCGACCTCGCCGAGGCCTTCGACGTCAACGATCGCACCATCCGCAAATGGCGGATGCGGTATCCCGAATTCGCCGCGGCGTGCAAGGCTGGCAAAGCGCTGTGGGATGACCAGGTCGAGGAGGGCCTGCGCCGGCGCGCCACCGGTTACGACTACCAATCGGAGAAAGTCTACTGCGAGGGCGGCAAGGTCACGCGCGTGCCGATCACGCTGCACGTCCCGCCCGATGGGTGGGCGGCGTTCAAGTGGCTCATCAACCGACGGCCCGACCAGTGGCGCGACAAGGTCGACGTGTTGGCAACGCTGAAACCGGCCGACGTGAGCTCGCAGCCGCTGTCACCGGATGAGTGGGATGAGCAGTACGGCACGCCTGGCCGAGCGAACTGACGAGCCCGTCGAGTATGCCTGGCGACCGCAGGAGGGGCCGCAAAAGGCCCTGATCGACTGCCCTTACCCCGACGTGCTTTTTGGCGGCGCGCGCGGGGGCGGCAAGACCGACGGGATCCTAGGTAAGTACGCGCTCAAGGAGCGCCGCTACGGCCGGCACTTCAACGCGGTGTTTTTCCGCCAGGAGATGCCGCAGCAGGACGACCTGATCGACCGCGCCAAGGATATTTACTGCCGCATGGGCGCGGCCTACCAGGAGTCGCGTCGACAGTTCCTGCTGCCGCACGGCGGCCGCTTGCGTTTCCGCCCGCTCGAGAACGTCCTCGACGCGAGCAAGTACCAGGGGCAAAACCTCACCGACGCCGCGATCGAGGAATCCGGCAATTACCCGCTGCCCGATCCGATCGACATGCTTTTCGGGTGCCTGCGATCCGCGCACGGCGTGCCGGTGCAGATGCTGCAGAGCGCGAACCCCGGCGGCGCGGGGCATCAGTGGATCAAACAGCGCTTCATCGACCCGGCGCCGCTTGGCATGCGTCGGATCACGCGCAGGCTGCCCAACGGCGCGACGCATATCGCGGTGTTCATCCCGAGCAAGGTGTCGCAAAACCGAATCCTGCTCGCGAAGGACCCTGACTACGTCAACCGGCTGTATCTCGTCGGCGGCACCGAGCTCGTGCGCGCCTGGCTCGATGGGGATTGGTCGGTCATCGCCGGCGCTTTCTTCCCCGAGTTTCGCACCGACCGCCACGTGGTCGCGCCCTTCGAGATCCCGAAGCACTGGGCGCGCATCCGCGCCGGCGACTGGGGCTCGGCGAAGCCTTTCGCGGTGCTGTGGATGGCGGTCTCCGACGGCTCGATCGCGGCGATCCCGCGCGGCTGCCTCGTGGTCTATCGCGAGTGGTACGGCTGGAGCGGCAAGGCGAATGTCGGCTGCCAGTACACCGCCGAGCAGGTCGGCCAGGGCATCCTCGAGCTCGAGAACTGGAAAGACGGCGACATCATCGTCCGCGAAAAGATCGACGACGAGGTGCTCGACCCCGCAGCGTTCGCGCGCGATGGCGGCCCCTCGATCGCTGAGCGCATGGATTTGGGCTGGCGGCGTGCGGATAACGCGCGCGTTGCTCGACGGGGTGCAATGGGCGGATGGGACCAGGTTCGCGAGCGTCTGCGCGGCGATAGTGCCGGTCCAGGCGTTTTGATTTTCGACACCTGTTATCACTTGATCCGCACGCTGCCGGCCCTTCCGCACGACAAGCACCGCGCCGAGGATGTTGACACCGACGCCGAGGATCACGCCCCCGACGCGCTGCGCTATGGGTGCATGTCGCGGCCGTACGTGCGCGACAAGCCGGGCACGCCGCCGCCGCGCTTCCCGGCGCAGCTGAGCATCAACGAGTTGATACAACGGCAGACCGCGAGACGGCTGCGCGAGGAGTGACACATGCAGGGTCCCTGGTCAGGTACGTACTCGAGCTCGCAGCCGGCGATCTCCGCCGTGCTAGGCGCGCTGCAGGCGCTCGCTTCGCTCGTAGCGGGCACGCTCTACACCACCGGCACCTATAACGGCGTTGCCCTCACCGGCGGCCACGGTGCCGGGGCCACCGCCAACATTGTCGTCGCGGGCGGCGGTGTGACCTCCGTTACGCTCGTCAATCCTGGCAGCGGCTATCAGGTCGGGGACGTACTCTCCGCAGCCGCGGCCAACATCGGCGGCACCGGCAGCGGCTTTACGATCACAGCAACGGTCGTCGCGACCGGGCTCGTCAACTGCCGCGCGATCTTGTGTCAGACCGCCGGCAGCATCACGTACCAGCAGGGCCCGATCGGATCCCCTGGGCCTGCAACGACGATCGCCATGCTCGCCGAGCAGATCCTGCCGATCGAGCTCAACGGCGGCCTGATTTCGAGCCTCGGCGCCGGCGTATACGAGCTCCTCGCCTAACATGGGCGACTGTCCCGAAATCCGCGGCGAAATGCAGCCGGCGCGCGGATCTGAGCGCACCAAGGTCGGCGCATTCGAGACCGTCGACTTTGCGCGCCGCCGTGACAAACGCCGCCGGTTGAACGCGATCGCGAAGGCGTCGCGCCGGAAGAATCGCCGCTGATGGCAAACCGGCGGACCTACAAGGGCGGCACCGCACCGGAGCCGCCGGAGCCCGCTCGTCCCGCTCGAGCTCCGCGCAAGCGCTATAAGGGCCCCGACGAGGTCGACCCCGATGAGCCCGCTCCGGTCGACGCGAAGGAGCTGCAGGCGACGCGCAAATGGAAGCGCGAGCTCGCACTCGCCAGGAAGCGCGAAAAGGACTGGCGCCTCGAGGCCGAGAAAATCGTCAAGCGCTACCGCGGCGAGGAGACCTCGCGCAACCGGTACAACGTGCTGTGGGCCAACACCGATGTCCTCCTGCCCGCGATCTATAACTCGAAGCCTGACCCGGACGTGCGCCGGCGCTTCCGCGACTCGGATGTCATCGGCAAGGCGGTCGGCGAGGTGCTCGAGCGCTCGCTGTACGTGGTCTGCGATGGCGATGCGACCGATGACTCGCTGAAGGCCGACGTACTCGACGCCCTCCTGGGCGGCCGCGGCGTGTCACGCGTGCGCTACGTGCCGAAACTGGCGCAGCAGGGCTCGACCGAGCCGACTAAGTCGCCCCAGGATACCGACGAGGACGAGGAGGACGACGAGAACGCCGCCGCCGCAGTCGACCTCGAGGGCGATAGCGACGAGGGCGGCGGGAGCGAGCCAGTCGAGCCCGACGAGGGCAGTTACGAGCAGGTCGAATACGAGCAGGTGGCGCTCGAGCATGTCGACTGGCAGGACTTCGCGCACGGTTACGGGCGCGTGTGGGATGAGGTCGAGTGGGAGGGCTTCCGCCACGAGCTCACGCGCACAGACGCCGAGAAGCTCCTCGGCAAGGAGGCGATCAAGGGGATCAAGTTCTCGCCCGAGCAGGTGAGCGACGACAAGAAATATCACGAGGAGGCCGCGACGGTCTCGAAGGTCGCGGAGTTTTGGGAAATCTGGGACAAGACCGGCGAGCTCGTGTTTTTCCTGCACGAGGACCTTAAGCGCCGGCTGTACCCGGTCGATTCCCCGGACGGTGAGCCGCCGCTGCAGCTCGAGGGATTTTTCCCAACACCGAAACCGCTGATTCTCGTACCTAACACCGGCTCGCTCATCCCGACGCCGATGTTTCACCTGTACGAGGACCAGGCGAACGCGCTCGACGCGCTCAGCTATCGCATCGACAAGATCATTAAGGCGCTGCGGCTACGGGGCCTGTACGACTCGAAGCTGGCCGAGATCCCGGACCTGCTCGCCGGCGAGGACAACCAACTCACGCCGGTGCAAAACGCGCAGCAGTGGGCAGACGCGGGCGGCATCGACAAGGCGATCACCTGGATGCCGGTCGACCAGGCCGTCAAGGTGCTCGAGGCGCTGTACGAGGCGCGCACGCGGCAAAAGGCGGTCATCGACGAGCTCACCGGGATTGCCGACATCGTGCGCGGCACGACCGACCCCGACGAGACGCTCGGCGCCCAGGAGCTCAAGAGCGGTTATTTCTCGATTCGGCACTGGCGGCTGCAAAACGAGGTCAAGCGCTACGGGCGCGACCTCCTGCGTCTCGCTGCGCAGGTGATGGCGCAGAAATTCGGCGTCGACACCTTCCAGGCGATGACCGACCTCAAGTTCCCGATGCAGGCGGACAAGGTCGCGATGTTGGCCAAGCTGCAGATGCTGATGCAGCCGCCGCCGATACTGCCACCGCCGGGCGTGCCGCAGGGCATGCCGCCGCCGCAGCTACCACCAGGTGCGCCCGTACCGCCGCAGCCGCCGGGCCCTCCTGGCGCACCGCCGGGGCTCGCGCCGCCCGCGTCACCACCAGGTGCGCCGCCGCCTGGTGCACCGCCTGGCGCGCCGCCAGGTCCCCCGCCGGTCAATCCGGCGATCGCGAACCTGCAGATGGCGCTCAAGGTGCCGTCCTGGGAGGACATCGTCGCGATGTTGCGATCGCCCGCGCTGCGCCAGTTCCGCGTCGACGTCGAGACGTTCTCGATGATCGCGGGCACGATGCAGGCGGACATGGCCGGTCTCTCGCAGGTACTCAAGGCCGTGTCCGACACGCTGCAGGGCCTCGCGCCGCTCGTGCAGTCCGGCGCGCTGCCGGCCGACGCTGCCAAGGAGCTCGTCATGTCGGTGATCCGCCGCGCGCGCATGGGCACCGCGGTCGAGGATGCCTTCGACAAGCTGCAGAACCCGAAACCGCCGCCGCCCCCGGGGCAGGTCGAGGCCCAGGCGCGACTCGCCGAGACACAGGCGAAGGGCAACGCCGCGCAGCAGCTCGAGCAGCTGCGTCAGCAGGGCGAGAACCAACGCCAGGCGCTCGCCGAGCACGCCAAGAGCCAACGCGAGCAGGCCGCCGAGATCGCGAAGAACATGCGCGAGGACCTCGACCGGCGCTTCGACGCTTTCGTCAAGATCGTGACCGCGACGATCACCGCGACCAAGGCGCCGGATGCCGCTGTGCAACCAACCGCCGACCAGGTCGTGCTCGAGGGCGCGCACCAGGGCCCGGCCGGCACGCCATCGCGAGCACCCGGCGCGCCGCCGCTGGCGCTGCCGCCACCACAACCGCCGCCAGGAGCTCCGCCGAGTGGGCCTTAAGCCGATCTCGCAGCTCATCGCCGAGGGCGTCGAGATCCGCGTCGGCGACTGGACGCTGCAACGCTGGTCGGACGGGACGTATTTCATCGAGTCGCCGAGCGGGGAGGGCAGTCAGGTCGCCGGGCTCGCGCTCGCCGACAAGCTGCGCCAGCTCTTTGAGGAGCATTTCTAACATGGGTCGTGTCCGCCTTCGCATGCGATGGGATCCGAAGCGCCGCGAGCTCGTCGAGGTCCCGCTCGATTCAGTGCAGCGCCGCCCCGACGCGCCCAACGTCCACGCCGATTTCGAGGGCTACCGCTCGCCGGTTACGGGCGAGTGGATCGAGGGGCGTCGAGCTCACCGCGAGGACTTGAGGCGCCACGGCTGCCGTGTGTACGAGGGCCGCGAGAGTGAGCAGCGCGCCGCCGATCGCGTGCGAGCTGAACAGGCGCGCCAGACCGACGCCCTCGCCGAGCGCATGGCCGGGCGCGCCTGGGCCGAGGCACCGACGCGCGTGCGCCGGATTCTCACCGGCGGCAAAGAGTAACCACCCACCACCAGGAGCGGAAAACCCGTGCCTACCCCAACACTTGCTGACTCGGCCGTCGACGATGACATGGCGAAAGACTGGGCGAGCATCCTCGAGGGCAACGACCCGGCTGAGCTCCCCGAAACGGCGCCCGAGGGCGACGACGCGGGCGCGCCAGGCTCACCAGGTGAGCCAGCGGCCGAGGGCGCGCCGGCCGGCGAGCGGCAGGGAGCTGAGGGCACTCTTGAGCGGGACGAGCACGGCCGATTCAAACCGGAGCGGCGCTACAAGGAGCCGAAACCGGCCGCGAAGCCTGCCGCCGAGGGCGCTGAGGGCGCGCAGCCGGCCGGCGCCGCCGAGCCAGGCCAACAGCCGAACGCGCAGGCGCGCCCGCACGACGTAACGAAGCCGCCCTCGACCTGGTCGCCGAAAGAGCGCGCGGCCTGGGACAACGTGCCGCCGGATGCGCGCGCCGCGATTCACCGGCGCGAGGCGGACTTCATGGCCGGCCAATCGCAGCTGCTGCCGGACGCGCGTTTCGGCGCGGAAATGTCGAAAACGCTCGAGCCGTTCAAGCTGCTGATCGAGTCCGAGGGCGCAACACCTGCGCAGGCCGTGCATGAGCTCCTGCGCTCGGTGTACGTGCTGAGGACCGGCACGCCGCAGCAAAAGTACGGCACGCTCGCCAACATCGCGCACCGATACGGGCTCGACTTGCGCGCGTTCGCCCCGCGGCCCCAGGTGGGCCCGAACGGCCAGCCGCTGCCACAGCAGCCCGCGCCACAGCCGCAGCAATTCCGCGATCCGCGCGTCGATGAGCTCCTGCGCAACATGCAGACCGAGGCGCAGCAGCGCGTCGTGCAGGAAACCACCGAGACCGAGAGCATGGTCACGCGCTGGATGAGCGAGACCGACGCCCAGGGGCAGCCGAAGCGCCCGTACGTCGGGGATGTCATCAACGAAATGTCCGCCTTGATCCCGCAGCTTAAGGAGGCGGACCCAACACTCACGCATGCGCAGGCCCTCGAGGCTGCGTATGACCGCGCAACTTGGGCACACCCCGAGATCCGCGTACTGCTGCAGCAAGCGCAGCAAACCACGGCCAACGCACAACGCCGCTCTGAAAGCCAGCAGCGGGCCGCGAGTGCGCGCCGGGGCGCTAGCGTCAACGTCCCGCGACGGGGAGCTCTGCCACCGAAGCCGCAAACCGGCTCGATGGAAGACACCATCGCGGACGAGGCGCGTCGACTCGGCCTTATCTCAACCTAACATTGGAGTAACTCCCCATGCCTGCTGGCATCACCAGTATTTTTGGCGCCTGGACGGAGCTCGCGGCGACGACCTACCGCAAGCACGAGTCCGAGGTCGCCGACAACGTCTCGAAGCACAACGCGCTGTTCCGGCGCCTCACCTCCAAAGGCAAGATCCGCCGCGAGGACGGCGGCCTGTCGATCGTCACGCCGCTCGAGTACGCCTCGAACAGCACGTACCAGCGTTACAGCGGATTCGATGCGCTGAACATCAACGCGGTCGACGTGCTGACCGCGGCCGAGTACCCCTGGCGCCAGGTGGCGGTCAATGTGGCCGCGAGCGGCCTCGAGCTGCGCACCAACATGGGCGACTCGCGCATTATCAACTTCACCAAAGCGAAGATCCGCAACGCCATCAACAGCTTCAAAAATGGCATGAGCGGCGACATCTACTCGGACGGCACTGCCGCGAATCAGATCAACGGCCTTCAGGCCCTGGTCTCCGCCACCGGCACCGGGACCGTCGGCCAGATCAACGCCTCGACGTTCGTGTTTTGGCAGAACCAGGTGCAATCCGCCGCAGCCCCGCTGCAGGGCGGCACCGCACTCACCCTCGGGCCGTCCACGATCGAAGCCTTGATGCTCACGATGTACATCAAGCAGACCCGCGGCGAGGACCAGCCGGACATCATCATCTTTTCGGATGATCTCTTTACCTACTTCGAGCAGTCGCAGACCTCGATCAAGCGATACACCTCGGAGCGCGGTAGCGAGAACGGCGACGCCGGCTTTGTCTCGCTCAAGTACAAAAAGGCCGACGTGTTTTTCGATTCGAGCGGCGGCATCCCCGCCGTCACCGGCTACTCGCTCAACACCGATTACCTCGAGCTCGTGGTCCACCGCGATGCCGACATGACGGTGATGGACGAGCTCAAGTCGGTGAATCAGGACGCGGTCGTCATCCCGGTGCTGTGGATGGGCAACCTCGCCTGCTCGAACCGCTTCCTGCAGGCGACCCTGCACCCGTAACCCCTTCCGCGCTATCCGTGCCCGGCGGCGCTTCGAGCGCCGCCGGTGCCTCGGCTGCGCTCAACTCGAGGAGTCTCTCATGCGATACGGTGCACTTTTCCCCTACGCTGGCGCGCGTCCGCTGCAGGAGTATTTCCTGCCCGCGAACGATCCAGGCGGCGGCGTCACGGGCATGACCAACTACACCGGGCCCGGCTCGGCGCCGAACTTCATGCCCGCCGGCGCGATCGTCCCAGGGTTTGACAACTACTGGGGCGGCGTGGAATTCATCTACGGCCAGGCCTCGGCGACGACGCCGGTCTGGAGTATCTGCGGGATCACGCCCGCGCTCGTCTCGGGCAAGTGGCAGTTTCAGATGGCGCCCTGGCCGTCGACGGCGAATGCCGTGCGCCCGCTGTGCGTGGCGATCGCGCAGATGGCGGCCAACACCTTCGGCTGGTTCGCAGTCGGCGGCCTGGTCCCGGTAGCGTGCGGCGCTTCGATCGCCGCGGGCACGCCCTTTGCGGTGACGGCGACCGGGCAGGGCGGTGCGGACACGGCCGGCAAGGAGGTCGAGAACGCGATCGTCATCGCTCCGGCGACGACCACGGTCACGAAAAATGCGACGCTCGTCGCCAGTTCGCCGATCGTGCAGATCACCGGAAATAACACGATCGACGGGCTCTTTATCGGCGCTGCAGTGTCGGGCACCGGCATCCCGGCAGCGACTGTGGTCGGATCGCTCGACCCCGATGGTCGGCGCTTCACCATGACGGCGGGCCCGGGCGCAGGTGGGGCCAACGTGAACGCGACGGCGGGGGGCGGCATCGTCCTCACCGGTACGTATAACGACGGCACCAACTTCTACAACATCGCGCACCTCAACCGGCCGTTCGCGCAGGGACGCATCACCTAACACGCTGCGGAAAACCCGCAAAAACAAGGGGATTTCGATGACCACACGGAAACAGCAGAAGGTAATCGACGAGCACGAGCTCGTCCTGGTCCATGACTTTGCGCGGGCGATTGCGCGCGCCAACGGTCACTCACACCCCGACGAGCACGCCGACCGAGTCGTCGCCGCCTACAAGGGCGAGCTCGAGCCGGCCGATGAGTCGGGCGATGAGGATGCGGACCCGGACGCCGAGGGCTCATCGGGAGGTAAAGGCTAATGTCGCTCCAACAGAGATTGGTGCAGGCGGGGCTGTCGGCGAATCAGGCCGCAGCCGTGCAGGGCACCGTTGCAGCTGGTCTGACGGCCCTTGGCACAACGCAGGCGAATTCGTTGCCGCTCGGGGCCGACAACAATCAGTTCACGACGGTCGCCGCGGGCACGGGCTGCATGCTGCCGCAGATGAATCCCGGCGACGACATCACCGTCTACAACGGCGGCGCCAATGCGCTCCTGATCTATCCGCCAGTGGGCGGGCAGATCAAGGGCCTTGGGGTGAATGTCGGCTATTCGCTGGCGGTCGCGACCCCGCTCGCGTACATCGTCTGCATCTCGCCGACGCAGTACGTCGCCAGCCAGGCGGCCTAGTCGAGCACTTCAAACTCGCGGGGCGCCCTCGGCCCCGCATTCCTTTTTCCCAACACCGCGAGGAAAACCCCCGTGTCAGTAGTACCTCACATTGCAAAAGAGCGCCCCCCATACGTGCGCTTCGAGGACCGCGAGTGCGGCCTCGACGCGGAAGCCACAAAAGCGGAGGGCCGGCCGATCCCGATCATGCGCGCGCTCGCCCTGGTGACGCCGCACGGCTCTAAGGACGTTGTCGAGAAATTCGCCGAGGAGTGGCTCGATCAAATCGCCGCCAAGGCGCTGCGTGGGGAATATCCCCTCGAGTGGTCGAATCTGTTCCGCGCGCAGTACGACGCCTGGCGCAAGGGCAATGAGCTCCCGCGCTCGGGCACACCGATTTTTACCTGGCAAATGATCGGCGTGAAAGAGCAGCGCACGCGGCTCATCGCCCTTGGCATCACGACGGTCGAGGACCTGGCCGCAGTGCCCGACTCGGGCCTGGGCAACATCGGGCTCGATGGCCGGTATCTGCGCGATCTCGCCCGCGGATGGGTGAGCGAGGCGCGCGAGCTCGGCTCGAGCGCCAAGGAGCTCGCCGACGTGAAGGCCGACAACGTGCGCCTCACCGAGCAGGCCGAGCGCCAGCAGGGGACGATCAACACGCTGCGCGATCGGCTCGATCGGCTCGAGCAGCGCAACGCCGACCAGGACGCGGCCGTCGCGGCTGAGCCGGCCGCGGCACGGCCCCGTGGCCGGCGGCAGACCCAGGAGGCCTAGACGATGTCGCTGCTCACGATGGTGCAACAGGTCGCGCTCAAGGTCCTCAAGATCCCGACGAGCTCGATCGTTTCCGCCGTGAGCAGTGCCGACCCCAACATCCTCGACATCATCGGTTTCTTAAACGAGGACGGCCAGGAGCTCGCGAGCCGGCACACCTGGCAGGCGCTTCGCAACGAGGCGAGCTACTCGACCCCTGGTGCCGCCGGCGGGATCCTCTCGCTCGGCAATCTCGTCGGCGGCGCCGGCTACGCCGGCGGCAACTCGAGCGTTTTCGGTTTCGTGCCGCTCACCGGTGGCCACGGCGCAGGCGCCATCGCGACCGTGTCGATCGTCAGTGGCGTGGTCAAAACGGTGACGCTCGTCACCAACACGCAAGGCAGCGGCTACCAGGCCGGCGACACGCTCTCGGCCACCGCGGCGAACCTCGGCGGCTCGGGCGCGGGTTTCTCGATCCAGGTGCTCACGGTCGGGATCGTTGGACAGACCAACCAGGGCACGTTGCAGTCGATCCTCGGCACCCCGAGCGAGATTTTCGGCTTTATCGTCAATGAGACCATGTGGGACCGCTCGACGCGCCGGCCAGTGTTCGGGCCGAAGTCCCCGCTCCAATGGCAGCAGCTGCAAGCGCAGCTCATGCAAGGCCCCTGGTATCAGTACACGATCCGCGGCAACGACCTCCTCATGATCCCGCCGCCAGCACCTGGGGACCTGATCTATTTCGAGTGGATCCAGAACACCTGGTGCACCAACGCCGGCGCCTCGCAGCTGCAGACCTTCCTGCAGGCCGACACCGACGTATCGCTGCTCGATGAGGTGCTGCACGTCCTGGGCGGTATCTGGCGGTTCAAAGAGGCGAACGGGCTGCCGTATCAGATGGCGCAGGACAAGTACGAGCGACGCTTCGCCGACCTAACATCGCGCGACGGCGTCAAGGCGCGGCTCGATCTGGCCGGCGCGCAGCAGGACATTTACCCCGGCATCATGGTCCCGAGCGGTAACTGGCCGATCGCAGGCGAGCCGGGGTAAATGTTCCAGCCTTACACCATCGGGCAGCGGCAGATCCCGCAGCCGCAGGCGGTCTCGGTCGCTGGCAAGTCGATTCCGGCGCCGACCGGTGGGCTCAACGCTCGCGATGCGATCGCGAACATGCCCGAGACGGACGCGGTCATTTGCGACAATTTCCTGCCGACCCCGAGCAACGTGCAGCTGCGCAATGGGCGGCTCACGGCGGCGACCTTCGCAGGGAATTGCGAGACGCTCGCCGCGTACCCGGGCCTGCTGGCCAACATGTTGTTTGGCGCGGTCAATAACGCGGGCGTGCGCTCGATCTTTCGCGTCGACGGTCTCGCCGGCGGACCTGTTGGCGCGCCCGTCGTCGGAGGAGCGGGCGGCACGATCCAACCGATCACCTCCACGCAATATGACTGGGTGATGAGCTCGACCGGCGCCGTCGAGGCCTTGTACCTGGTGAACGGTGTCGACAATCCGCTGCTCTTTGACGGCACGACCTGGTGGTCGGTGACGGAGCTCGCCGGCGCGATCTTAGGCGTCGGGACCTTCACCTCGCAGGATGGTGCGATCACCGGTGTCGGGACGCTCACCGGCACCGGCACCAACGGCACGTATCCCAACACCGCGCTGACCGGAGGCACCGGGACCGGCGCGATCGCGACAATCACCGTATCGGGCGGCAACGTGACGGCGGTCGTCATCACGACGCCTGGCGTCGGCTATGGCGTCGGCAACGTGCTCTCATTTGTCGTCACCGGCGGCGCCGGCACGGGCTGCACTGTCTCGAGCGTCACGGCCGCGCTCACCAACGGCAGCTATCCCAACACCGCGTTGACCGGGGGCACTGGCGCGGGCGCGGTGGGCACGATCACCGTCGCCGGCGGTGTGGTCACGGGCGTGACGATCTCAAGCTCGGGCGCCGGCGGGTATCTCGTCGGGGATACGCTCAGCTTCGCGGTGACGGGCGGCGCCGGCACCGCCAAGGTGACGAGCGTCACCGCGCCCTATGCGCTCGGCGGCGTCAGTCCCAACACGCTAAGCGCGGTCGGCTCGTATCACGGGTCGCTGTTTTTCATTCAGGCGAACAGCTTCAACGTGTGGTGGCTCGCGGTCGATGCGATCTCGGGTGCGCTCAATCAGCTGCCGCTCGGGGCGTACTTCTCGCTCGGCGGCTCTCTCGTGTCAATCCTCACCGTGTCGATCGACAATTCCGAAGGCCTGCAGGACTACATCGCCTTTATCTCCAGCACCGGCGAGGTCGTCGTTTTCCAGGGTTACAACCCCGCCTCGACGACGACGTGGTTTTTGTCGGCGCACTTTAGGCTCGGGCGCCCGATCGGCCGCGGCCGGCGCTGCTGGCAGAAAATGGGATCCGATGCGGCGGTGATCTGCGTCGACGGCGTCATCCTGATGAGCCAGGCGCTGCTGACCGATCGCTCGCAGAGCCGCGGCTCCGTATCGGATAAGATCCGCAACGCGATCAACGCCGACATTTTGAATTACGGCAACAATTTCGGCTGGCAGGCGCAGCTGTACCCCGCCGGAAACAAGCTGCTCATCAACGTGCCCTCGACCCAGGCCTCGACGAGCTACCAATACGTGATGAGCACCCTCAACGCGAGCTGGTGCACCTTCGGCAAGTACGCCTCGCCCTGGAATGCCTACTGTTTCGAGGTCCTGGGCGATGCCCTGTACTACGGAACGACCGGGAGCGTGCAGCAGTGCGACACCGGCGAGGATGACGCCGGCGCCTCGATCCAGGGGCTGTGTACCCCGGCGTTTTCGTATTTCGGCATGCCCGGGCGGCTCAAGCGCTGGACGATGGCGCGACCGATCTTCACGGTCAACGGCAGCCTCGCGGTCGGGCTGACCATGAATGTCGACTTTGCGATGGCCGTGCCGAGCGGCACCGTGCCGGCGACGGTGGGCAGCTCGGCGCCGTGGAATACCTCACCGTGGAACACGACCTTGTGGGGCGATGCGACGATTATCTCGAAAGAGTGGATCGGGATTTCGGGCCTCGGGTACGCCGGCTCGTTGTCGCTGCAGGTCAACGCCAAGGATGTCTCGATCCAGTGGCAGAGCACCGATTACCAGTTTGAGCCGGGCGGCCTAATGTGAGAGTCGTTGGAGCGCCGGCCGAGCGCATCGCGCACTGGCTCGCCGAGCGCATACCGCACTTTGTCGTCGGCTCGACGCCTTTCACCACGGTCGCGCTCGTCAAGGACTCGCAGGCCACCATGCCGGCGATCCTCGCGGCCGTGGTCTATGACAACTTCACGCGCATCAACGTCGACGCACACATCGCGGTCGCGCACCGGCATGCGATGACGCCCGAATTCCTGGGCGCGATTTTTCGGTATCCGTTTCTGCAGCTCAAGGTCGCGCGCATCACCTGCAAGGTGGCTGCGAGCAACGCGGCCTCGAGGCGGCTGTGCAGACATTTCGGGTTTCTCGAGGAGGGCCTTTGCCGCAAGGCACTGCCCAACGGCGAGGACTTGGTCCTGTTCGGCATGCTCAAAAGCGAGTGCCGATGGTTAGGAGTGGGGAAAAATGGGAAAGAGCTCCGCACCCGCAGCGCCTGATCCGTATCAGTCGGCTGCCGCGCAGTACGAGTACGGCACCGAGGCCGCGGCCTACAACAAGGCTCTAGGATCTGGCTCGACGATCACCCCGACCGGCACGACGAGCCAGGTGCAGACCGGCGTCAATCCGCAGACCGGCGCGCCGGTTTACACGACAACCGAAAGCCTCACGGCGCCGCAGCAGCAGATCCTCAACGAGCAGCAGGCCGGGCAGGTCACGAGCGGCGCCACCGGGGAAGCGCTCGCAAGCGAAGCGCAGCGGCAGCTCGAGTCTGGCGTGCCGCAAAACGCCGCGGCGACTCCAGTGCAGGCGCAGATCAACACCTCGGGCGTCCCACAGATCGCCGGCGCGGACGATCTCGGAGGGTTCACCGGGGAAGCGCAGCAGGCCGCATACAACACCGGTGAAATGTATCTGCAGCCGCAGATCCAGCAGCAGCAGCAGCAGGAGGACGCGACGCTGCGCAACGAGGGCGCGCAGCCGGGGTCCGAGGCCTATAACAACGCAATGGAGGACCTCAGCCTGCAGCAGCAGCAGGAGCAGGAGGGCGTCGAAAACACGGCCGTCAATCAAGGGCTCACCGAGCAGCAGGCGCTGTACGGTGAAAGCGCCAACACGAATCAGCAGCTATTCGGCGAGGCGACGACTGAGCAGCAGGCGGCGAACGCGGCCGCCGGGCAGCAGTTCGGCCAGGAGGAGCAAGGGCTCGGCTCGGAAATCCAGCTGCAGGAGCTGCCGCTGCAGGAGTACGGGGCGATCGAAAGTGGCGTCAATCCGAGCCTGCCCTCGATGGGGCTCACCGGATCTGGCGGCGCGGGCACCAGTGCGCCCGACATCATGAGCGCATTTCAAAACCAGTATCAGGGCCAGCTCGCCGGCTACAACGCCAACACGGCCTCGAGCAATGCTGACATCGGCGCCGGCGCCAGTCTCGCGGCCGCGGCGATCATGTATTACTAATGGACTTCCTGCGCAATCTCGTTTGGCTGTGGCACGTGACGGTCGCGAGCGAGCAGCTGCTCGAGTGCGCGATCGCGAGGAGCTCAGGCGACCTCGCCGACTACTTCCGGCGCCATCTCGAGGAGGAGCGCGGGCACGCGGCCTGGCTCGCCGAGGATCTGCGCACCGTTGGCATCGAGGCCTCGCGCACCAAGATCCCGCGCGAGGTCATGGAAATGGTCGGCTCGATCTATTACCTGATTTTTCACGCGCACCCGTGCGCGCTGCTCGGCTACATGAGCGTCCTCGAGGGCACGCCACTTAAGGCGAACCTCGAGCGCTGGTCGCGTCAGTACCCGAGCGAGCTGCTGCGCACGATCCGACACCATGCCCAGGAGGATCCCGGGCACCTCGAGGAGCTGCGCGACGTGATCGCGCGGCTCAGCGATGACGAGCGCCGCCTGGTCGAGCAGACCAGGGGCGTGACCTTCGACTATCTGCGGCGCTCCGCCGCGTACTTTGCAACAGGTGGCACAGATGGGCATCAACCAGCAGCAGCAACAGCAGCCGCAAACCCCGCAGCAGCAACAGCTCGCAGGGCTGCAGCGCATGGCAATGACGCCTTACGCGGGTAGCGCACCAGGCGGCGGCGCCGCCGGTGGCGCAGCTCAGCTCGCCGCGGCCTTGATGGCGAAGCGCAAGCAAGCGGCGCTCCTCGCCGGTCGGCCCGGTCAGGCGCAGCAGCCGCTGCCGGTCGCACAACAGCCCGTTCCGCAAACCGGGCCGCCGGCCCCTGGCATGGGCGCGCCTGGCGCGGCGCCGATGGGGCCCCCGCCTGGTAGTGGCGCGCCGATGATGCCGCCGGGTGCGGCCGTGGCGCCCGGGATGCCGGTACCGAATCCGCAGGCGGCCGTCTCGCCCCTGGCGATGACGACACCGGGGCTCACGCCCGGCTCGTAAGAGGTCGACATGCCCGACATGACTCAGGTCCCGGCCGGCGTCCCGGCCGCGGATTACTCGGACTTCATCACCACGCAGCGCCAGCAGATGCTGGCCAATGCGTTGATGCAAGGCTCGATGAGCCCGATCCAACAGCCCGAGACCGCGCCGGTAAAGGGCCTGTACGTGCAGCCGCGCACGGGCATCGCGCAGCCGATCGCGAAGATCGCCGAGGCCTTGATGGGCAAGAGCGCCGCCAATCAGGCGCTGCAGTCGCAGGTCAGTCTGCAGCAAAAGCTCAACGCGGCGTACGCGCCCGGTGGCCAGCAAACGAGCCCGGGGACGCCGCTACAGCCCGCGGCGCCGCCGAGCGATCCCAACGAGCAGAGCGTGCAGCCGGCGATCGCGCGAGCTCCTGGGCAGTCTCTGCAGACCACCGTGCAGCAGACGCAACCGACCAATGCGCCTGTGAATCCGCGCAACCCGTACGGCCTGCCGGCCGACGTCGCGCGCCAGCTCGCAATGAGCGATCCCGCGAAATATGCCGCGTACCTGCAGGGCCCCGAGTGGGCGCAGCAGGCGCGCGCCGCGGGTCTGGATCCGGGCACCGCGGCCCGTGCGCTGCTCGCGAAAAACACCGCCCAGGAAATCCGCCCGGGCGGCACGATGATCGACCCGATCACTGGGCGCACCGTCGTCGGCGCCGATCCGAGCAGGGGCGAGTATTACGTGGTCGGCCCCAACGGTCAGGTCATCGCGCAGCCGATCCAGGGTGACGCGCAGCTGCAGGCGCTGCGCACCGGGCTGACGACCGCCGCGACGCAAGCCAACACGCCGCGGGATATTCCGCAGGGTGGCGGCGTGACAAAAATCGGGTATCCTCCGACGCCGCCGGCATTGCAGGCACCGCAGCAGCCACCTTCCCCTGCTGCACCGTCCCCTGCCGGCATGTCTGCCCCGCCTGGTGCCGCACCTGTAGCTGGTCCCGCACCTGGCGCAGCAGCACCTGGCGCCGCGGTGCCCCCTGGCGCCTCCCCGCAAGGGCCGCCGCGGCCGCCAGGTCCTCCGCAAGCCGCGCCGGCGCCCCAGGGCGGACTGTGGTCGACGATGCCCAAGCTGCAAATACCCGTAACCCCCGGGCAGACTTCCAACACGTACACGACGGCCAACCTGCAAGCCGCGTCGGCGAAAAACGCCGAATTGTCGACGCAGTACGGCCAGCAGTCGGCCCTCGCCGACCAGCAGCTCGACTTGAATCGCCGCGCGCTCGCGGCGCTGCCCAACGCTGAGGTCGGCCCGATGTCCGAGTGGCTCACGACGAATCGCGCGCGCCTCACTGAGGCGTTCCCCTCGCTCTCGAAGGTCCTGCCGTCCTCCGGCACCGTCACGCCGACCATGGAGCTCAACAAGGAGCTGCTCAACTCGGCCCTGCAGGGTGCGCGCCAGATTTACGGCAACCGCATGACGCAAAACGAGGTCAAGCTGCAGACCGAGGAAATGAGCCCGAGCTCGCACATGACCGCGGACGCGATCGGCTCGCTCGTCGCCCAGGGCAACGTGCAGGCGCTCTACTCGAAACAGCGCGCCACGGATTACAACCAATTCCAGCGCAGCGGCGGGGATCCGCAGCAGTTTGAGGCCTGGTACTCGCAGCAACGGCCGTTGAGCGAATTCGCAGCGATGCAGCAGATGTCACCGGCGCAGCGGCAAGTCGCGTTGCAGCGTTTCCAGCAAAACCCGGGCTCGCGCGCTGACTTCAAGAACTCACTCGGTTGGGATCCGGTGAACTGGCAATGAGCGGCGGCTTGTACGACGACCTGGTCGCCGGCGCGCAGCCTGCGGCATCGACCGCAGTCACGCCGGGCTCGATCGCGGACGCCGTCAAGGGCACCGCGGCGGCGCCGAGCCTGTACGCTGACCTCGCACCACCGGGGGCGCCTGCGAAAAAGGAGGGCCCGCCGGCGAGCGCTGCCGATCGCCTGCAGGCGGGCGAGGGCGGCATCATCAAGGGCGCGGCGTACACACTTGCGCTGCCCTTCGATACCGCGATCAATGCCGTGAACCTGGGAGCTGCGGGCCTCGGCGCCGGTTATCACGCGCTCACGGGCAATCCGATCCCGAGCGCGCTCGAGGTCAACAGCGGCCCGTCGCCCGTAGGCGCGTGGCTCACGAGCCAGGCTGACAAGTCGCCCATCACGACCACGCAGCCAACACGCGCGGACGATCCGGCCTCGCGCTACCTCAACACCGGCGCGAGCGTACTGCCGGCGATCGCCGCGGGCGGGGAGGGTTCGATCCCCTCGATCGCCCGCTCGACCGCGACGGCCGTGCCGCCGGCGCTCGCCGCTCAGTACGTGAGCGAGGCGAAGCCTTTCCAGTCGGATACCGCGAACAACGCGGCGACCGTCCTGACGCAGGCGCTCGGCGCCGCGGTGATGCCTCGAGCCCGCGGCGCACCGGTTGCGAGCCAGGCTAACGACGCAGTGCAGGCCGGCCAGGAGGCCGGCTACGTGTTCCCGCCAGGGGCCACGAATCCCACGGCCGGCAATCGGCTCGTCTCGAGCATCGCGGGCAAGAGCTCGCTCGACCAGCACGCCACGGTCGAAAATCAGCCCGTCACCAATGAGCAGGCGCGCGCGGCGATGGGGCTGCCGCCAGGTGATGGCTCGCCGGTGTCGGATGCCGAGGTCGCGGAGGCGAAAGCAAGAGCTGCGCCAGGCTATGACGCGATGCGTACCGCCGGCCAGATCACAGCGCCCCCCGACATGGCCGCGCAGCTCGCCGCGGCACTGAAACAGCAATCTGGCGCTGCGCGCCTCGCGCCCTCACTGCGCAACACGCAGCTCGACAACCTCACCGCCGAGATCGCGAGCAATCAAACCTTTGACGCCGGTGATGCCATAGACACGATGGCAGAGCTGCGCGACAAGGCGAGCCAGGCCTACCGCGCCGGCGATGCGAGCGCTGGGCGCGCTTACAAGGGCGTGTCGGGCGTGCTCGAGAACGCGATCGACCAGCACTTAAGCGCGAACGGTCAGCCCGACACGGTGGCGAACTTTCGCGATTCGCGGCAGCAGTTCGCCGCGATCGGCACCGTCGAGGACGCGCGCAACCCCACGACCGGCAACGTGCAGGCGCAGAAACTCGCCGCTGCGCTCAAGGGCGGCGACTACATCGGGCCCGACGGCTCACCGCTGCGCGTCGCGGCCGAGGCTGCGGGGCAGGCGCCGAAGGCCTTCGCCGAGCCGACCTCGACACCTGGCTCGAGCCACCTCGGATTTTGGGGCAGCGTGCTCGGTGCGATGGAACTCGGACACCAGCTGCCGCTCGAGCACGGCGGACTCGAGGCGGCCGCGATCCCGCTCGCCTACCAGGGCGCGCGGATGGGCGCGCGCGCGTACGCGCTCGGGCCTGGGCAGAGTGGGGCGGTGCAGTATCAGCCGGGGCAGCTCGACCCGCGGGCGATCGCCGCGGCGTTGACGAGCTCGCCGGGCATCGTGCAGCAGCCGCAGCAGCGCTAGCGGCGCTCGAAGTGACGGGTAAGGCTCGCCGTCAGACCGAGGACCAGGACGCCCACGGCAAGGACCGGCGCGACTGCTGCCACCGTCAGCCACGCGGCGACGACCAGGAGCGGGATGCCGATGATGTAGAGGATGGCCATAGGAGCTCGCAGCAGCAGGCTACAGGCGAGACAGAACGCGAGCGCGGTGAGGACGGTGGCCACGCATGGAGTTTACTCCTAGCCCGCCTGGCAACTCACGATGAGGCTGCGGTGAACCGCGGGAACGAACACGGCTCCGTTGCCGACCGGGGCGACAACACCGCCCGCGACCATGGCGTCACCGTTCAGCACCTGGTACTTGCCGCCACACACCTCGGCCGCCTTGTTCATGCAGTCGGCGATGTCGCGGTGGCCACCAGGGCAGCGGATGGCATATCCCTGCGTGCCGTTCGGGAGCGCCACGGGGCGCGCCGTGACACAGCCCCCGAGGGCGAGCAGGACCAGTAATTCAAGGGTTTTCCTTGCGTCCATGGGAACCAGCATGCGCCTGGGCGCCCTTCACTTCCACGCTTGAGGTGACATAACAGTGTTAAGTCGGGAATCTGCGACCAAAGCACGGGCGCGACACAAGCGTGAGGCGCTCGCGGCCTGGATTCCGAAAGCGCTGCGATACCTGAAAGCGGAGGCGACCTAAATGCCCTTCAACGGAACCGGTACCTTCGTAAGGCTCTATAACTGGACCACCGACGCCAACAATGCTATCCCGATAAGCGCATCCCGCTTTGACGGTGAGGACAACGACTTCGCGAGCGGGCTGTCGCTGTGCCTGACACGCGACAGTCAGGGGGCCCCGACAGCTCCCCTCACCTGGGCGCAGCCGCTCACGATCAATGTCGGCTCGGACGAGACGGTGATCGCGGCCGGCCGCACCGGTGGCGTCAACAATCCGCAGCTGCAGCTCAAAGTCGCCGACGCCGTAGGCGCGACGATCAACCTCTCGACCGCGCAGCAGCTCGCCCTGGCGATCGGCGGGACCGTGTACCTGGCGCTTTCTGGCACCGGCGCGCTGTCGGTGAACGCGCCCTCGGGCCATGCCGCGATCGGCATCGCGACCGGCACCTATACGATCGGCAACGCCACCGACAACCCGAATACCGTTTTTGCAGGCTCGGGCGCGGTCACGCTGCCGAGCGGGGGCATCGCCAACGCCGGGCCCTTGAGCATCGCCGGCATCAATGTCACCGGCGCCACGGTCCCGGCGAATGGCATCTATCTCCCCTCGGCGAACACGCTCGGTTTCTCGACCAACGCCACGGCGTGCGGCAGCATCAGCTCGGCGGGCGCGTGGAACATTGCAGCCGCTAACGCCGCCATCTCGCTTACGGCCAACGGCGCAGCGAACAACTACGCAGCTTCGATCCTTGGCAGCTCGACGAGCGGGCAGTCCTACGGACTCAACATCGAAGCGGGCAGCAACACGAGCGATATCGCGCTGCAGATCACCAACCAGGCGATTAGTGCGACCTATCTGCGCATGTACGGCGACGGCGAATTCCTCATAGGAACCCCGCCGGCGGCCACCGAGCAGACCTCGAGCCTTTGGCAGGTCGGCTACCTGGACATCCCGAACAACAACGTCGGGACCTATACGCTCGCACTAACCGACCGCGGCAAGTTCATCGACGCCACGGGCAACGTCACGATCCCGGCCAACTCCTCGGTGCCCTTCCCGATCGGGACCACGATGCTGGTATATGCGGGCACGGGCTCCTCGATCACGATCGGCATTACGACCGACACGCTCAACTGGCTGCCGTCGATCGCGACCGGCACGCGCACGCTCGCCTCGCACAGCATCGCGACGCTGCTCAAGGTCGGCGCCACGACCTGGTTCATTTGGGGCTTCGGGATTAGCTGATGCGCATATATCTCGACGGCAACCTGGTCCGCCGCGTCGCGGACGTGCCGCCGGAACTTCGGCCCACCATTCGCCGCACGGTGCGGCGCCTGCAACAGCGGCATCGGCGAGCTCGCGCGAGCGGCATCCTGGTCGGCATCGCCAACAGCGGTTTCGCGGCGACGCTGCACATCTACACCGCGGGTACCGGAGCAAGCGAGACCGTCCCGAGCGGCGCGACAAATTGCGAATTGGAGGCATGGGGCGGCGGGGGCGCCGGTGGCGGCGGTGTCAATGGCGGAAATGTTGGCGGCGGCGGCGGGGCCGGCGGTTACTCGCGGTGCACCGTGGCCGTCGGCGCCAGCAATGGATTGACCTTCACCTACACTGTCGGCGCAGGCGGCACGGGGACGGCGGGCACGGGCAATACCGGCGGCAACTCGACGATCGCGAACGGCACCGCGACCGCATTGAGCGCGACGATCACCTGCCACGGGGGCGTCGGTGGGACCACGGCAGCCCCAGGGGTGGGTGGCGCAGGCGGTACGGCCACCAACACCAACAGCGGCGCAACCAACACGACCGGCGCCACCGGCAGCAACGGATCGGGCGGTGGCGGCGGGGCCGGCGCTGCCGGTACGGCCGGCAATGTGACGGGCGACGGCTCACCGTATGGTGGCGGGGGCGCCGGCCACGGTAACGGCCTAACCGGCAACGGCAGCGCGGGCAGCGGGGGCGCCGCTGTGTTTTCCTACACCTAGAGGTCGACAGAATGACAAGGCAAATCGCACGAGCAGTTTCCAAGGCCGCAAACGGCGGACCGCCGGCGGCAACTCCGCCGGCCGAACAACCGCCGCCATCAGAGGCGCCGCGGCCCGCAACGCCTACCGTGGACGGGGTTCCCGTCAATATGGATCCGCGCATCCCGAAGATCGCGCACCTCACCGTGAGCGCCCAGGAGCTGCAGGTCATTTACGGCGCGCTCGACGAGGTCCCCGGCAAGTTCGGCCGCGTGCTTTACGGCAAGATCGCGGGCCAGGTGCAGGAACAGATCGACGCTGCACTCGCCAAGCCTCCCGCCAAGTGATCCCCGGTGAGGACATCGCGGCGCGCAGCGGGATCCTCAAGGCCGAATTCGGCGAGCGCTGGCGCTGGTGGGCCTGGTTTCGCCGGCAATGGAGCACGACCTCGCTCGTCACGGTGGTGACCGGCGTCGGCATCCTCGGCGGGTGGGCGGTGAACCTCAAGACGCGAGTCGTGGTGCTCGAGACCCGCGTCGTGCCGGTAATCAAGGACGAGGGTCGCGTCGATTCGCTCGCAGCTACCGTCACCGGGCACGAGCAGCGCCTCACGCGCTTGGAGAGAAACTGGGACGACGCCAAGAATGAAGCGGGCACACCTCCGGTCGTGATCCAAAAGCCAAGGAGGGGGGCGCAGTGACCAAACAGGACGAGCCGATGCCATCGGACCAATACGCGCGCGTGATCGAGGAGCTGCGCAGGTTCTCCGTGGTCATTGATGAGATGCAGAAGGATGTCGAGATGGTGCGCGGGCTCGATGCAATCGAGGCGCGCCGCTGCTTCGTGATCTCCGCGCAGCGCCTGCAGGAGGCGGGCTACTGGTTCGGCCAGGGGCTCAAATTCTCGAAGAAGGCCACATGACGGACCTTTCAGTTCCCCGCGGGGTGCGCAATAACAACCCCGGCAACATCCGCAAAGGCACCGCGCCCTGGCTCGGCCTCGCGCCCGACCAACCCGACCCCAACTTTTGCAGCTTCATATCTCCCGAGTACGGCATCCGCGCGATCGCGAAGATCATGCAGACCTACAAGTCGCGCGGGGTGGCGACGATCCGCGAGGCGATTAGTCGATGGGCGCCAACCACGGAGAACGACACCGCCGCCTATGTGGCGGCCGTGTGCGCTAACTGCAGCGTCGGCGCCGACGAGAGGGTCGACCTCGATGAGGTCATGCCCGAGCTCGTCAAGGCGATCATTCAGCACGAGAACGGGGAGCAGCCGTACCCGGACGACATCATCAACGCGGGGGTCGCATTGTCATGATCCAATGGCTGAAAGACTTCTGGGCCGCGCACGGCACCAAGATCCTCGGCCTCGCATCGGCCGCGGCCGGCGGCGCCGGCGAGGCTCTTACCTACATCCAGCAGCTCGACCCGAAGCACGCAGCGATCTGGGGCGTCGTCATCCTCCTCGGCGTCGCGATCGTGCGGCGCGGCTTCACCAATAGCGCGCGGTTAGCCCAATGACTCCCGCGCAAATCGTCTCCGCGGTCCGCGACCTGGTGATCCTCCTCGCGCTCGGTGCCGTGCTGTGGTACGTGCACCGCGCCGACGAGAATGCCTTTAAGGTCGCCGATCTCACGGCGGTGACAAAGCAACTCAACACCAACGCCGCCACCGCGGCGCGCTACTCGAAAGAGGCCTCCGATGCTCAGTCAACCCTCGCGCAGCAAATGGCGGCTACCGCTGCTGCTGTCAGCTCTCAGTCCGCTCCTGTGCTGCTGTGCCCTGCAGCCCCCGGCCCCCGTGCCGTGTCAGGCCCCACCGCCCGCGCCGCAGGTCAACCTGCCAGCCCAGGGCGACCTAACACGGGACCTCGAGGGGATAGTGTCGTCGCGCAAGTCGACATCCGACCCGAGCTCAACGCCTTCGAGCTCAAGTACGAAGACGCCCTGAGCTCGTGCCGATCCGTTCTCGACCAATGGCCACACTGAGGTAACGACCATGTCCGAATTCAAGCAAGAGCTGCAGGGCGCCGAGGCGGCCGGCAAAACCTGGTTTGTGGCGCACCGTACGCTCTTGATCGCGATCGGGGTCGCGCTCGTCGTCGGCTTTATCCTGGGGAAGCTCGTGTGA